TTCCTTTAGCTAATGTAGCACCAATAGGACCACCAACATAAGCTCCAAACGCAGGAGCTGCAATATCAAGAACAGCAGATGCTACAGGTTTAATAAAACTACCTATATCACCGCCTTTCATTTTTTTATTTTTTGTAGGCATAGAAGGAGGAGGCATATTTCTTGTGCCATAATTATAATTAGATGGTGTAATAACATTAGTAGCATTTAAAATTAGTTTTCTGCCTTCTGCTTCTTTGCTTTGAATAAATGATGGTGGCATATATTCATATTGGCGACGAATAGAACCACCGGTTAAATTAGGATTAACTACATTATTTAAACTATAAGTAGAAATAGCATCATTATAATAGTATCTCATCATTTTATCATTAATATCTTTGAAATGTTTATTATCGTATCTCATTAATTCTTATTCTAATAATAAAAAAGATAATAATAAATTTAAGCCAATAATTCATCTAATAATGATTGTTTTTTTTTAGGTTTATCTTCATTTAAAATTAAACCAGAACCAATTAAAGGATTGTTATTAACTGGTATTTTATTTTTTTTTAACACAGTTTCAACAACTAATTCTTTACTTAAAATACCAGTATAAATTTGAGTATTACCATTATCATTAATAATAAAACCACTATTAGCAGTAATAATTACAATTTCTGGTACGAAATTATCATTAGTATTATTAACAACATTAATTTTAAATTGAATATTAAAATTACCAATACTTCCATTAGATAAATAATAAGGCAATCCTAAATCTTTAGTAGGATTAATTAAAACTAATGAACCTGATGTAGTATATAAATATTGATTAATAGTAGTAATAGCAGGATTATTATTTTGCTTACCAGCATATCCATAAAATTCATACCAAGATTGAACGGACCCATTAACTTTAGATAATCTATATAAATCTTGAGTAGTAGCAGAAGATAATATACCTGATTTATTATTAAAATTAACAGAAATATTTCTAATAGGTAAAAAAGAATTAGTATTTTTAATGGTAGTAGTTGCAATAGGTCGTCTTACAGATAAAATTAATAAATCAGGAATTTGATTTAATTGAAAATTTTGAGAAAATATAACTTTAGATTGACCGGCATTTAATACATCACTATCAGCACTAATAAATACAGGATAATCAACATAAGGAACTAAATTTTTAGCAGGTAAATTATTATCAGTTTCTTGAATATTTAAAAAATTAAAAAAAAGATTAGCATTAGTAATAGGATTAGTATCATCAAATGAAATAGAAATATTATTATTATTAGAAGTAAAAAATCTTTTAAGAGATGTATCAAGATTAATATTAAGATTTAATGTAGAAATACCAAATATACCTTGATTATTATAATTATGTTTAGAATGAAATAAAAATGGTGATAATAATAAAGGTTCAGTAAATTCACTTTCTAAAGTTATAACCCAAGTGTCAGCAATATTAGTTGAAATAAGACTTGTATCAGTGCCTCCGGCGGCTTTAGTATGAAGAACAGTAATAGATTTTAGAGGATGTGCTCCACGTGGTATTAAAGTATTATCATATCCACTTTCTTTATAATCTGCTGTGGGGTCAGCTTTAGAACCAATAGCATCTATATAATTATTAAAATATAAATCAGGCATTGTAGGTGTCATACCATTATATCGTTGAAATTCTCTAGGTTCAATTAATTTAAGTAATTGTTGAAGAACATCTTGAGTATTTATAGAAAATGAAGTATTATTTAAAGAACAAGTCATATTTTTAATAGAAGCATGAATTGGAAATGCTTGAAAACATTCACCAAGACCATAATTAAAAGCAATACTACCAGCAGCAATATTAGTAATAGTTAATTTAATTTTATAAGTAGCATTAATTAAAATATTTCTATCTATAATAGTATTTTCACTTGGAATAGCACAATTAAATATAATTTGATTATCATTAGCACTAATACTACCATATTGATAATATGAATTTAATGAAGCTCCACTATAAACAGGAAAATTTAATTTATTAGTTATATTTTCAATTCGTGGGTCTTTCGTATTAATAGTATTAATAAATTCGGTCATATTCTATATATATGAAATAAAAAGAAATATCAACAACAATTAAACATAATCATCTAATTTTCGCATACCACTACCTTTAGTAGCAGAAATAGCATTACTTACAATTGGATTAGATTTCATTGCTGAAGCAACACCAGCACTCATAGCACCACCAATCAATCTATGATTTTTAGAAGATGAAAGAGATGAACCACTGGATGAAGCAATAGTTGCAACAATTTGAGAAGTTAGAAGACCAGTTGTGATTGATGAAGAACCGGCAATAGTTGTAAAAACTCCTGAATTAACAGGAATAATAACAAGTTCAGGGATAATATCAGCAGATGTATAATTAATACCGGTGACGTCAATCTGGAAATTAAATTGACCGATACAACCATTAGAAAGATTGGGTGGAAGTGATAAATCTTTGGCTGGATTAATAGCAAGAAGTGAACCAGCAGTAAGTCTCATTAATTGAGAAACATCAGTAATAGCAGTTGTATCAAGAGTTGAAAAATAACTATTAGCACGTCCGGACCATTCAAGCCAAGTTTGGTGCACTCCATTAGCGTGCGACATCTCCCATAGTTGAATTTGAGAAGCAGATGATAGAAGACCAGAGGCATTATTAAAATTAACAGAAATATTACGAATTGGTAAAAAGATATTAGGGTCAGTAATAGTTTGAGTATTAAGTGGTTTTCGTAAAGCAATAAGGAATAAATCAGGAATTTGATTAAGTTGAATATTTTGTGATTTAATAGTATTAGTGCCACCATTTTTAGCAATAGTAGATGAATTCGTGACTCCAGTGATATATCGTGGATAATCAGTAAAAGGAATTACATTTTTAGCTTGAACCATATCTGTGACTTGTGTTGTTAGGAAATTAAGCATTAATTTAGCATCAGTAATAGAATTAAGAGTAATACTAAATACACCAGCAGAACCAGCAGCAAGTTCTGGGAATTTGCTCCAAAATCTTTTAAGAGATGTATCAATATTAATATTAAGATTTAGAGTATTAAGACCAACAAAACCTTGATTAGTGCCTTCATTAAGACCTCCAAAGATAAATGGAGATAAAAATAGAGGTTCAGTAAGAACAGCAGTAATTTCAGCAGAAATAGTATTACCATCTGTAATAATAGTTAATTTATTAACATCACCACCACCTTTACTATTAGCAACAACAATTGAAGCAAGTGGAAAAGCTCCACGAGGAATAATGCCGTCGTGAGTAGTATTATGCATAGAACCTAAAGGATTAAAATTTTCACTAACTTGAGTAGTATAATCTGGTTTCATAAAACCACCAGAACCAGTAAAACCCATACTATCAACATAAGTAGGAGTAGTTCCTTGATATTTAGCAAGTTCTCTAGGATGTATCATTTTTAGAAGCATTGGAAGAACATCTTGAGTATTAACACTTACAGAAGTATTATTAATAGTAGCATTGATAGATGTAATAGAAGAATTAAGGGGGAAAGCTTGGAAAGCATCAGTAAAACCATATTTCATAAGAACATCACCAACTTTAGTAGCACCAGTAAGAGCAATAGTAAATTTATAAGTAGCTTGAATTAAAACATTTCTATCAAGAATAGTATTTTCACTGGGAACAGATACATTAAATGAAATTTGAGAAGTGCTTGAAGAAGTAGCATTAAAAGTTTGATAAGTATTTTGGGCTGCTCCAGAATATACAGAATATGGAACAACAGGTTTAATTTCATTAATACGACTATCTTTAATTAAATACGGGGCTATATCAGCAGACATATATTATATTCTATATAATTATTAAGATAATAATTTTTTCTTTTCAAATAATATTTTAATACTTGCTGAACCACCAGACCAAACATAAAAAGGTTTAAGTTCACCTCGTTTATTTTTCCAATAGACCATAATATCAATATTATTTAATGGTCTATTAGATGTTAAACTAATTCTTCTAAATTCTGCCGATGGATTATATAAAAGATTAGGTTTATATGAAAAGTCATCATTATTAACCATATCAGTAATAATTTGAGAAGTTAAATTATTTTGATTATAATCACTAACTAATTGATTATTATTAAAAACTAATGGAGCTGAAATTTGATTAGGAACTACTGGAATTTGTGATGTAGTAAAAATAATTGAAGCTATAGGATTAAAATTAGATAATGTAGAATATTCTTGGGGAAAATCAATAAAAACAATACTATTAGAATTATCCCAATAAATATTTTTAGTTAAAAATTTATTTTTAGAACCAGTAATTCTAATTTGATATATATTTTGATTAACATTAGATTTATCATTTCTAAGAGCAGGAAATGATGATAATAAACCATATAGAGCTTTATTAAAATAAATACGAATATGATTATTAAGAGATAAATAATTAAAATGGTCATTATCAGCGACAATATGAAATTTATTATCACTATTATCAAAATATACAAAAGGATATAGAACTGTATTAATATTATTACCAGTAAGTGAAACAGCTGCTTTTAAATTAGTCATAGCAGTGGCAAAAGCAGTATTAAGAATTTCACATATATGTTGAAAACAATAACCATAGTAATAAATACTATCTGTTTGAAATCCATTACTATTAGCAGAAGGAGGTAAAGGAACTGAAGCTTCTTTATGTGAAGGTGTCCAAATTAAATAAGTAGGAGGAATTGTAATTTCAGTAGTACCATCCCAATAACTTAAATTAATAGCATATATCATTAAATTTGGATTAGATTGATTAGGTTGAATAGCTGCAACATAAGATGGTAAAGATATAGTATCTAAATCAAATCTAACAATAGACATATTATATTTACTTGGGTCATTAATTATAGGACTGTTTCGAGTTTCTCTAAAAGTTAATTGTGAAGGTTCTTCTGTAATCGATTGATAATTATTGAATTGTAAGTCATAGTAAATATGGTCATTATCAGTCATAATTTTATATTCTATATTAATAAATGGATAATAAAAAAATAAAAGAAGTTTTATCTTTATTATCTATAAATGAATATGATATTATAGGTAGTAAAGCAGACCCAAATATAAAAGATGAAGTTATAAGCGATATAGATGCTCGAGAAATAACTTTTACAACTTTTGAAGATATATTAAAACATTTTCAAAATATTTTTAATATTCTAAAAAATAATAAAACTATAATGATAATAGATTTTAAAAGTGGTTATAATCATTTAACCGAAAAACCTTATAGATGGACTTATAAAACTATTATGAAAGGTCATCAATATGATGAAGAAAATAATAAAATAAATTTTATAGATACTCTCAAAATTAAATCTATAATTAAAATTGATACTATAGTTAATATTAACGGTGAATATATTGAAATGACGATGAATTATTATTTCTCTTTTCCTAATCATAAAAAAACTTATGATAATAAGTCTAATAAAGAAATATTAAACGACTTAAAAGAAGATATAATAGAATATCGTGATAATGGTAATTATTATAAAGCATTAAAACGCCTTAAATCCTATTTAAAAATAAAAGGAAAAACCGATAAAGATTTAATAGATATTATTAATGGTCCTGCAGGTATAATGGCAAAAGAAAAATCACGACTTGAGACTTTGTTATATTTAAAAAACAATACAAAAATAAAAATCAAAAAAACAAGAAAAGATATTATCAATAGAATAGAAGAGTTAAACAGCCAAATTAATAATAATGAATTAAAATCTATCTTAAATAATTTGTTTAATAAATATAAGTAATATTAATGAATTTTGAAGAAAAAGGAAAGATTATAGCAGAAATAATTAATAAACAAAATCCAAGAAAAAATCGTAATATTTATTGTGAAAATGATAAAACACAAGTTAAAAATTATTTAGAAGAAATTGAATTAGATGATGAAGATGAAGTTATACAACAAGTTCCTAATAAAAAAACTGAACGTTCAATTTTATATATAACAGGTTCTTCTGGTAGCGGTAAAAGTTATTATACAAAAGAATATATAAAACAATATCATTTAGCATATCCAAAACATCCAATATATTTATTTTCATCACTTGCTGATGATAAAACTTTAGATAGTATTAAATATTTAAAACGAATAAATTTAAATGATAAATTCTTAAATACTCAATTTACTATTGAAGATTTTGAAAAAATGTTAGTGATATTCGATGATACAGATGTAATATCAAATAAAATATTAAAAAGAAAATTATTAGAAATACAAGCAAAAATTTTAGAGACTGGTCGTCATACATCAACATCATTTATATATACTTCACACATTGCCAATAAAGGACACGAGACAAAACAAATATTAAATGAAGCTCATTCATTAACAATATTTCCAAATACTGCAGGGGCAAGAACCACAAAATATTTATTAGAAGGATTATTTGGATTAGATAAAAACCAAATTAAAAAAATTAAACAAATAGGAACAACAAAATCACGATGGATAACTATTCTTAAAACATATCCATTAATAGTCCTTCATGAAAAAGGAGCATATACTTTGCGCAGTAATGATTAAATATATTTTATATTATTATTATAGATATGAGTAAGACTTATTGGGGATTAAATGAAATAGAAGTTAATAAATTATGGAAAATGACTGATAAATATAAAAATACTAATGGTATATATTTATCATTAGAAGTTAAAATTCAAGCAGAAGATAATTATCAATTATTTTTTAATAAAGTTAAAAATGATTATCCTGATTTTATAGAAGAAGATTTATTTAAATTAGAAGATAAAATGGAAGAATTTAAAAAACAAGATGAATATGATGAATATTATGAATATTCTATTAAAAAGGAAAATCAGGAAAAGCAAGAATAGGTGTTTCACTATAATAATTATAATTAATAACTTCTTCTAAGTTCATATAATCTCGCAATTCTTGTCGGTATTGTTTAACTAATTCTAAGTTTTCAGGAGTTATTGGAAAATCTGCAATTAAATATTTATCACTTTGAGCTAATAATTTGTTTCTTTCTTCTCTACGAGTATTTAAATATTGTTCCGTAATTCTTTTTATATAATCTTCATCCATTCTTATTATTAACCAATAATTTTATAATATAATAATGAATTTGAAGTTGGATAAAAGCCATTTGCGTTAATCGTCAAATATATACCACTAAGAGAATTAAACCAAGATAAAAATATATTGCCCGTGGCATAATCAGAAGTGGAAATTAATGAATTGCTGACGCCATTAATAAAAATTTTACCCATCCAATATGCTATAACGTTATTATAATTTAAAGAACAAGAGAAAACCACATAATTATATTGATTTGCTATTTTATATGCATCTATATTTATTTGCCAATAACCATTATAAGCAGTTGAAGTTGGTGCGATACTTATTGTATTTGTTATAATTTGATTAACTGTAGTTGTATAAAATTGGTTTGTTGTTATTCTACCATTAACTGACAAATTACCAGATATTTGTGTATGGTTTTGTAATTGTATTAATGGTTTATCCCATCCACCACCCATATTTCTTCCAATTTCAAGCGTATTTGTTATACCTCCATAATATGCCATTAAAGACGTCAGACGATTTCCAGCATCGTGAACGACGATTTCTGTGCTTGTAGAACATTCCAATAATAAACCTGCTGTATTATTTCCAGTCCATCCGCCTGCAACTGTATATATTTCATTTCCATAATCCAAAGAACAATCACCGATTGTTAAACTTCCTGCCTGCATTCTTCCATTTGGAACTGCGGAAGGATTAGTATTAGTAATATTAACAATTCCGCGAACATCTAATTTACAATTAGGAGAAGCAACACCAATACCAACATTACCCGAACCATCTTTAACAATAAACCGACCACCTAAAGTTCCGGGGGCGTCAATTTGAAAATCTCCATTACCTCCAATACTTACTGCTATTTTGCCTACTGCTCCTTCGCATCTAAGATGTCGTTGAATATTAGGTTTATCTACAATATGCAATCCATAAGCACTAGTGACTGATGTTGTTCCAATTGCTAAACTACTACTAATGCCTACATTACCATTTTGAAAAACAGTAAATAAATTCGTAAAACCTGAAGTTGCTGTTCCTCCATTTGCTTTTTGATTAATAGTAAAAGATGCCGACCCAGGAATACGCGAGTATGTAGCATTATCAGGATTTTGTCCGGCATTATTTAAATTGATAGAAACTCCCCAATATGAATAAATATTAGTATCACCACTAAAAGCAGTATAAATAGTTGAGCCTCCAAAATTATTACTATCATAAGTCGCTGTATTAATATTGGGTCCTAAATGAGATATTCCTTTTGTTCCATAAACAATTAGATTATTATTATTAATGGTTAAACAATTAACACCACCAGAATAAAATTTATGACTTGCATCAGATGGAACTGAATACCATAATTCACTACTATTTATACCAAGCGAATAAGGATAAGCAGAATCAGAACCAGCCCATAATATTATTTTATCACCTGTGCCGCCATAAGTTCCTATACCTACTGCACCGACATTAGTATTATTAGTAGTTGCAAGAGTTCCAAATAAACCAGTTGTTGCCGATAAGGTTGTTATTCCTGTTATTTGTCCTGTCATTGTTCCACCAGATAATTTTAGATAAGCATTTGATAATTCAGTTCCATTATAAATAATTGATGGTGTTGTTAATGATGTTGATTTAATGCTTCCATTTACATCTAATTTGGTTGTTGGACTAAGTGAGCTAATTCCTACATTGCCATTTGGTAGAATTATCATATTAGGGATATTTGTTTCATTATTAGCTCCAGTATTAAAAATTAAACTATTTGTAGCTTTTAGAAAAAAATTACCAAAATAATTTTGACCATAATAACCGCCTATACCGATAAATCCATCACCATTTGTATTATTTGTAAGTTTTATCATAGGGTAAGTAGAAGTATTGTCATTTGTTAATATTAATAAATGATTACCAGTATAACCAGTAAAATTTATATTAACTGGACGAGTAGCATTAATACCACCATTAACATCTAATTTTGTTGATGGATTAAGAACACCAATACCTACATTTCCATTAGTATTAATAATAAAATTAGGTGTTGCTGAAATGCTATTACCATTTGCATTTAATATTATTTTACCTGTGCTTTCTAAAAATAAATTATTTTGATAATTTTGAGTAAACAAACCACCAAAACCAATAGCTCCATTATAAACATCACCAGCCGATAATTTAATATTAGGAAATGTGGAATAATCATTATTATTTAATATTAATTGGTGGCTTAATCCAGATGCTCCATTTATTGTTAATGTTCCGGACATAGTATCACCAGATTTTAATAAATATCTACTATCAATTTCCATACCATTTCTATAAATAGTAGTAGCATTTAAAGAACCATTAATATTAAATCTATAAGTATTTAAATCAGTAGCTGAAATACCTATATTGCCTAATGAATTCATAATAAATTTTGAAGTATAAGCACCAGTAGTTCCACCAGAATTTAATATAATTGAATTAGGACTTTGAATAAAAAAATTATTTGCATAACTACCACTATATGAAGGAGAACCTAAACCTATATAAGATAATTCATTACCACTATTAGTAAATTTAATATTTGCTGTTGATGTTGAACTGGAATTATATATATGAAGAGCATCATTAAGAGAATAATTTATATAAAGTTGTCCTGTCATAGTATCACCAGATAATTTTACATATCTACTATCAATTTCTGTACCATTTCTATAAATAGTAGTAGCATTTAAAGAACCAGTAATATTAAATCTATAAGTATTTAAATCAGTAGCTGAAATACCTATTTTACCTGAAGAAGTAATTATAAAAAATGGAGTATAACCACCACTAACTCCACCAGCATTTAATATAAGCGAAGTAGGAGATTGAATATAAAAATTATTAGCATATATACCTGTATATGATAAACAACCAAAACCAAGGTAAGAAGTTAAATTATTATTATTAGTAAATTTCATACTAGCTGTTGAACTTGGAGTTGGATTTCTTATTTGTATCGCAGTATCAGTTCCAATTAGAATATCGAGCAAACCTGTCATAGTTCCACCAGATTTTAATAAACAATTATTTAATGTATTAGATAATTCACTATTATTATAAATAATTGAATTAGTTATTAAAGAATTATTTAAAGTTAAATTACCAGTCATAGTATCACCAGATAATTTTACATATCTACTATCAATTTCTGTACCATTTCTATAAATAGTAGTAGCATTTAAAGAACCATTAATATTAAATCTATATGTTGTTATATCAGTAGCTGAAATACCTATATTACCAGATGAATTCATAATAAATTTAGGTATTAATAAAGATGTAGGATTACCAGAACTACCACCAGAATTTAATATAATTGAATTAGGACTTTGAATAAAAAAATTATTTGCATAATTGCCACTATATGAAGAAGCAGCTAAACCAATATATGAAGATATATTATCACTATTAGTAAATTTAATATTTGCAGATGATATAGAATTATTATTATATATATGAAAAGCATTATTAAGAGAATAATCTATATAAATTGGTCCAGACATATTACCACCAATTAATTGTAAATATCTTCCATCACTTTCATCTTTTGTATAAATATTAGGTTTATTAATAATTGTTGAATTCCAATCAGCATTAAAATAAGTAGGTTTATTTAATGTAATATTATTATAATCAATAGTAGTTATAGCACTTCCAATACCTAATAAATTTGTTGAAGATGTTAATGTATCTTGTTTAGTATCTAATATATCATTAACTTCATCTTTTGTATAAATATTAGTCATATCTGGTGGAAATGAAGTAGGTCTATTAAATTCGATATTATTATAATCAAGAGCAGTTATATTACTTCCAATACCTAATAAAGTTGTTGTTGGTGTTAATGTATCTTGTTTAGTAATTTTATAATTCGTATTAACTCTATTTATACAAATAGCTAAATAAGATGAATCAGGATTAATTCCTTCAGGAGTAAATGGTTCTACATATGACATATATATTCTTTTAATTATATATAATTTAAAAAAAAATATTAAACACCACCAAAAACATTCCAATTAGTAAAAACATTTTTTGATAATGGTGTAAATTCAGCATACCAAATATTAGAAAATCTAAAACATTTATTGGAAGTAAAATAACTAACACCAGTACCTGTAATATTTGGAGTATTAGTTGAAGTTGTTATATATCTTAGCCATGTATAATTACTAGCTCCAGATAATTTAGAAAAAATTATTTTAAATTTAGTTCCTGTAGCATGAGAAAGAATATGAATATTAGCAGTTTGTCCACTTGGATTAGAAGCATCGGTTGTAGATACAACAAGACCATCAATTATATAATTATTAGCAGCACCAATATAATAGTTACCACTATTTGTAGTTATATTTAAATCATTATCTAAATTTTCTCCATTATTATTTTTAATTATATAATTATATGCATAGTCGTTTGAAGTATTTAAAAATATACGATTTAATGATGGAATAAAACTTACTGAACTAGCTCCAGAAAATATATTATTACATATTTGATTATAATAATTAAGAGTTCCTGATGTATTCCATTCATATATTGGATATTTATTACCTAAACCACCTCTAAATATATTATTATTAATAATAGAGTTTCTCATACCATCAGTTCCAATATCCATATCATTATTAGAAATGAAAACATTATTTACAATACTAACACTTGTAACTTTTTCTAAATAAATACCAAAATGAAAAGATTGAGCATTTATATTAATTGCTTCTACTAAATCATCAGGGCCATTATTAGCCCGAATATAATTTCCACTAATTAACATAGAGACTGATAAATTTTTTAAAAATATTCCACATGCCCTATTTTGATTAACACTACAATCAACAATAGAACAATTATCAGTATTACCAACACTTGAATCACCTAAAATATAAACACCTATTCTATTAGCATTAATTTCACAACTATTTATATGAATATTTGGTCCAGTACAACTAATACCAATATCACAATTAGAAATACAACAACCAATTATATTATAATATTCACTACCAGAATTAACAAATATACCATTTCTACAACCATTTATTGTAGCAGTTATAGTATTAGCAATAAAACCAGTATCTTGCCATATACGAATACCATATAAAAAATCACCTGATATATGAATATTTGTAAAATTACAATAAGTATTTCCACGAAGAACTAATGCTTGACTAGTAATACCTGTTGTTTCTGTATATATATATAAAAGACCTACTATTTTAACATTAGTACAAGTATTTATCCAAAGAGTATCTGTACCTGTTGTATGTCTAATAGATGCTCCATTACTTATTATTAAAAGATTATTTTTATTTATAATTTCAATTTTACTAGATATTTTATAAGTTCCACGAGGAAAATATAAAACAGATGAAACATCAGAACTTAAAGCAGCGATTGCTGCATTTATAGCTGAAGTATCATCTGCAATATTATCACCGACAGCACCATAATCTCTTACATTAATATATAAAAAATTATTTATAGTTGCTGTTTTATAATTTGTATTAACTCTATTTATACAAGTAGCTAAATAAGATGAATTAGGGTCTATACCTTCTGGAGTAAATGGTTCAATTATTGACATATTCTATTATTAATAAATAAATAAATTAAGGTTGAATAATAACAACACTGCTTTCAATAGCAAGTGAATTAGGAAGACTTATATTAGTTCCTTGATATTTTTTAATTATTTTTTTTTTAATATGGTCTGGAAAACTAAAATGAAGTTCATCAACCATAGTATCATATTTATTAATAATATTAACTATTTCTTCATTAGGTATTTCTTTATCTTTATAACTATTTAATAAATTATCAATAGTATGAGTTAATTTAATGTATTTAGAATTAAATGCTTTAAAGATACTAATTCTATCGTGAATTTTATATTGAGTTATTAAAGCTAATATTATAGTTATAGAACCATTAATAATAATATTAGTGTATTTCATTTTTTCATTATCTATATTACTACTATTAAGACAAGTAAGAATAGAACTACCTAAAATAGTAGGAAATAATAATATATTATTAATGGTATTATAAAATAAATAGGATGCCTCACAACATAGACTATTAATATAACTACGGTCTCGGTATTCTTTTAATATATTCATTATATTAATTATAGATTATATTATAAATTAACTATTCATCAGTATTTAAGATTTTTAAAGGCTTATTTTAGATTTTTAAGTCTTATAAATCAATATAAAGAGTTAAAAATTTGCAAATTTTTACCTATATATAATACATTTCTCTAATAATTACATTTCTATTAGTATTATTTAGATTTTATAACATTAAAAATATAATAATACTAACGAATAGGAGACTTATTATAAATTAAATTAAATATATATATATAGAATGTCTAATAATTTTATATTATCTAATCCTGATATTGATAAAGATGAAATACGATACAGAATTATTAATATGATTAGTGATGATGATATTAAAAAATATCTTGGTGGTGAAGGTCATAAGAATATTATCAAATATAGTGATTTAGATAATTATAAAACTATTGATAAATTATTACCTAAAATTAATGACTATAAAATTATATTAATTGAAAGTCAGCAGAATGCAGGCCATTGGGTAGTTATAATGAAATACAAAAATAAAGATAATAAAATAATTATTGAGTATTTCAATTCATACGGTATGAAGCCAGAGGCTGACTTATCTTATGTTGATAGTGCTACAAATAAATCATTAGAAAATGATAAAGGTAATTTAAATAATTTAATTAATAATGCTATATCTAAAGGTTATGAAGTTGTATATAATAAGAAACGCTTTCAATCATCTAATAAAAAAGTTAATACCTGTGGTCGCTGGGTTATTTTAAGGATTATAATGATGAAACATTTTAAAATGAGCCTAGAAGAGTATATAGAATTTATTACTCAATTAAAAAAAAAATATAAAGTAGAAGCTGACATTGTATGTGCTATATTAATGCCTTAAATCCATACTTTATCTGGTAATGCCATCAAGGCTTTATATGCACTATGTATTTCTTCGAGTTTTAATAATTGGTTTAATTTGTTTTAATTCTCCATATGCTTGTGTAAGTTCTTCATAATATTTATTCATTTTATTATAAAAATTAGTTAAATTATCTATTTTTTGTTTTTTAGATGATACTCTTTTTTTTATATTATTCATTTCATCTTCTAATGTAAAATATTCTTTAGCATCATAAAATTTATCTTTAGAAGTATAACGGAAAGAAGGAAGAGGTGGTGGAATAGGTGGGGCATCATAAAATTTATCTTTAGAAGAATAACGGAAAGAAGGAAGAGGTGGTGGAATAGGTGGGGCATCATAAAATTTATCTTTAGAAATAGAAGGAGAAGGAAGAGGTGATGGTGCATCATAAAACATATAATCTTCATCATCTTTTTTTGTTGAAATACCTATTTTTTTTCTATTAGCTGAAGTATCTTTAATACAACGATTTGTTTTTGGATTTAAAATTTTTCCAGGCGGACATTCTTTAACTTCTTTAGGTGGTTCATCTACAGTTCCTGTATTTTTATATTGATTAATAATATCTTTTCTTTTATTATTATATTCTATAAATATTTTAATCTTTTCTTTTTTCTTATCACTTTTAGTATCATTTAAAGCCTCTTCAGCTATTGATGATATTTCATTTAATTCATCTAATATTTTATTTATTTCTTTATCTTTTCTTTTTGATGATTTCATTTTTTTTAAGTCTTCTATATCATCATATATAGAATATACAAGTTCGTTAGGTATTGATTTACCTATTTGTTTTAATATTTTTTTTTCCATTTAATATTATCATAGATATTATTTTAATCTATTAGATATACCTGTTAAAATTAAATTACTTTTTAATTTTAATGTTTTATCATAATCTTTAAATTTTAATTGACTATCATTATGTTTAATTTGCTCGAATATATTCATTAATTCTTCTACTTCATCAAGTTTTTGTTTAACTATAGTTTTATCTTTATTATCTTTTATTTTTTTAAGTTCTATTATAGCTTCTTCTAATTTTTTGCGATATTTTGGTTTTTCTTTAGGGTCTATATCATAATCTTTATATATTTTAGGTGGTGGAGGTGGTGGAGGTGGATTTATTTTATTAATAATATATATTAAATCAAAATATATTTTTTGATATCTTTGAACCATAGAATTATCGTATGAAGGTTCATCTACACCTCTATTTTCTTCTTCTTCTATTTCATTATAATATTTATAATATTTTTTCATTTTATTAGCAGTATAGGTATATACTTCTACTATTTCTTCTTTACCATTTTTATAATCTTCTATTAACTTTTCAGCATATTTATATATTGTTAATAAATCTTCTTTAACATTTCTTTTTTGTTTAACATTTACAACTCCTTCTTTTATTTCAACTTTTGTTTTTGGTGTTTTCTTGAGAACTATTGATTTCATCTCTTCTGTTGATTTAGGTTTTGGTGGTCTTAATACTAGTTTAGGTGCTGGTTTAGGTTCAAGTGGTTCAGGTGCTGATTTAGGTGGTTCAGGTGCTGGTTTAGGTGGTTCTGGTTCTGGTTTAGGTGGTTCTGGTTTAGGTTCTTTAGGTTTTTTAGGTGGTTTTGGTGGTAATTCTTCACCTTTAAGTATTTTTTTACCTATAGCTCCATCAACTTTAACACATCGATTTGTTCTTGGATTTCTAATTTTCCCTGGGGGGCAATCTTTAAGTTCTTTAGAAGATTTTTTCTTTGGTTTTGGTTCTGGTTCTGGTTCTGGTTCTGGAACTGGAACAGGGACTTCTTCTATTTTATTTGTTTCTTCTACATATTCATAATCAATCTGTTTCTTTACTTTGACTTCTTTTTCTACATTTAAATCAATAATAAAATCAGGAATTTTATCTAATCTAATATAATACATAGATACATCAGTTCTCATTTCTTTTGCTACTCGTTCTTCTGCTCGAAATCCTGTATTTAATTTTATAAAATCTCCTTTATCATTTGCTTTTAAGTCTTCCATTAATTTTTTAAATCTTTTAAATTTAGTTGATGAATCATAAGTAAATTTAGAAGATATTATACCTACTAATACTCCTTCATCATTAAGCATATTATAAGCCTTTACAACAAAATCTATATCGTGTTTATTACCGTTTTTAGTTTTAATATTAAATGGTGGGTTCATAAAAATATAATCATAATTATATCGTGATGCATAATTTAAAAAATCTGCATTAGTCCATATAACATTATTAATATTCTCATATATAACCCCTCCTATTTGATGAAATACTTTATTTATTTCGACACAGTCTATCATATAATTAGCACTATTTGGAAGTGTTAATAATTGTCCTATTAAATTACCTATTCCTGCGGTTGGTTCTAATATTTTAATATTTTCTTTATTATCATTTTCAATTCCTGATAATTCTATTAAATAATTAGCATAATCACTTGGAGTAAAAAAAGCATTAAATTTTTGTATAGTTTCTTTATCAAAATTAAATAAACTTAAAATATAATCTAATGGTTTCTTTTCTTTTAATGCTTTTCTTATTTCGGCTCTCATATCTTTAACTTCTTCTTCAAATATCTCACTATCTTTAATCTCAATTAGTGTTGATAATCTATCTAAATTTTTATTACTTTCAATTATATATTTCTTATAAAAATCTTGATATAACTTTTGTTTTAATTTTAATTTTTTTTCTTTTGATAAAAATTTACCTTCTGTTTCCATATCTAATATCTCCTGATTAAATACCTTAATAAATTCATTATTTTCAATATTATTGACATCATCAAACGATGGTAATTTTAATAGTCTTTTTTCAAAAGTATTAATATCATTCATTTTACCGAACATTCTAAGATACATATCAATATCTCTTTGTCGTTTAACATTAATATTAGTAGCATTAAAATAATCTTTAATATTTTGTTTTCCTATAGTTTCAAAATTATTTATACCAATTTTATTCATAACTTCATTAGCTTTATCTATAAATGGTTTAGTTAGACTAATAGCATCTTGAGGTGTCTGTGATTTTAATAATGAATTCATTATAGGTAAATATACATCCACTTTTGATTTATTACCCATTTTATGACTATCTAAACGAATAGCTCGTGCTATTACTTGTTCTGTTATTGCATAATTCCAGTAAGGAGTAAAAACAATAAAATTATTTGTTTCTTTAAATGATATACCTTCTTTAATTGCTAATGAAAATATAATTAATTTAATTTTATCTGTATTATATTTATCTATAACTTCTTGTTTTTTTCCTTTTGATAATTCACCACTAATCAAATTATATGGTATTTTATTTTTAGTTAATAAATCTGTTAATATACTTATTTGTTTATCAAGGAATTGCACATATATAAGGGTCTTTTCATTTTTATGTTCTTTAAGAAAATCAATAACCCAATTTACTTTTTCTGTGCTTCCAAAAGTTCTTGTATTAATTAAAAATGGGTCTTCCTCTGGGTCTGGCAATAATGTGGGGTCATCATATGTTATAATAGGTGTAAAATGATATTCTACTTTAGGCATCATTTTAAGATTTTCTCCTCCAATTCTATAAAATGATATTAAACCTTGATAATAATTTTTGAAAGCTTCTTCATCTTTATACATAATATTATCCATTTGTTCCATATCATATTCAACTAGTGGTATTTTATTATAACCTAATGATATTACCGTTTCTAAATCATAAGGACTATTAACAAATAATGTTCCAGTCATAAATAATTTTTTAATAACTTTTCCACTATATTTAATTAAATTTTCAGTTAATACATTACCTTCTAATTTTACATTACCTGTGTCAGTCCATTTTAAACCCTTTTTAACTTTATCTTTTTTAGAAATTAAATTTCTAAGATTATGAATTTCATCTATAATCATTAATGAATTATCTTTAAAATCATATTTAGTTCTTATCATTTGTTGATATGATGCAAAATTATAGATATATTCACCATTTCTTTTTATTGTTGGGTCTATACCATAATGAAACATCAATCCTATTGTATTTAAAACCAATGATGCTGGTAATATAAAATATACAAATGATTGAGGATTAAGTCTTGTAAATTCTTCGGCACAAGTAGTAGCAATAATTGTTTTACCTGTTCCAACTCCAAAATATAAAATAAGCAATTCTTGTGCTGATACAGCCCAATTTTTTATAATTCTTTGTTGATAATCACGATATTTATCATAATTGCGTTCAAATGCAGTTTCATATGGGTCATATTCAAATAATTTTTTATTAACTAAATTGCCAAACTGGTCTTTTTTCTTGCCTTTATAAAATAAACCTTTATCAGTCTCTAAAAATTCAATGATATTAACAATTGTATATTCACTAATAGATTTTTGACTTGCTATATCTCGTTCTTTTGCACCACCTTCAAGATTATTATTAAGATAATTTAAAATTTGTTTTTTAGACATTTTATGATATGATTTAAAAGCTTGTTCCCATTCTTTTTTATTTTTATTGATAATATCTAATATATTATTTGAGAGATTTATAGAACCTCCTTTTGTTCTACCTAATAAGCAATTGCAAATATCTTCCATTTATTATTTATAGAGATAAAAAAATAATTATTTTTTATAAGTTGCTGATGCTTTAATTAATGCATCTTTCCATTTTAATTTATATTTTTTTTGTGTAGATTTAACATAATTAATCCATTTACTATTTTTCTTAATTCCTTCTCCTGTTAAATCTTCATTTGTATCATCTCTATAATGTAATGTTTCTTCTTCTACATCATAATAACGAGCTGGTCTTCTATCACTACTAAATGAATATGATGAAGATTGTGGAGATGAATAATGAGGATATGATGGTAAAGCTTGTCTATCAAATATTCCTTCTAATTGTCTATTTAATACATTTATATTATGTTGTCTTGGTCCTGGTTCTTGTATTTCATCTAATGTTCCTACACGATTTTTATAGGTATTAATCATTTTTGCTGGTATTAATTCTTTTATAAATGGATATAACTTTAATTTTTCTTTTATAGTTAAATTAGGTTGATAATCACGTCCATAAAATAATTCATTTAAAGTATCAAAATTAAGTCCTTTATTTCTAATTAAAGTTTCTACTTTAGTTTTTGTTAAATCATTCATTAAATCAATATATCGTGGTCCTAAACTTCTAGCATATGCTCGTTGTTCTATTGGAAATTGTGAATATATTTTAAATTGATTTATTGTTGGTATTGTTGGATAAGTTAAATCTGCTGATATTTCGTATGGAACTTGTCTATTCATATCTATTATTATAATTGATAAAAAAATAATTACTAATATTAAATGGCTAAAGATTGTCCTGAAGATAAAATTCTTAATCCTAAGACAAATAGATGTATAAAAGCTAATGGAATTACAGCTAAGAAATTAGAACCTAAATCAAAAATTAAAGAATGTCCTGAAGGTAAAGTTCTTAATCCTAAAACAAATAG